ATCCATCGCATAGATGTTAGCAACAAAAAGAGGATCAACTTCGTTTGCTTTACCGAATTCTCCTCTTAAAAATCTTGCAATTACATCTGAAAATTGATTATGCCCATACATTGGAAAATGATAATAGGCATACTTAAGATTATTTTCTTCAAAATATTGTTTAGCTTTATCTGTTTGAGTTGATTTTCCCGAACCATCAATTCCTTCGAGAACAATAAGTTTACCACGCATACATATAGATTTTATAGATAATTATCTATTCTATATGAAAAATCGCAAAAAGTTTTTATTATTTAAACAATTTTGGAAATAAAACTCGTGGAAATATGGATATTGTATGATTCAAAAGAAATCCTACAGCGAATGCTCCAAATAATGTCCAATCAAGATTAAATATTGTTTTAATAGCTATACCATATAAGAAGGATGCAACCCCTGAATCTAATAATATAAACAATTTAGAAAGTAAATATGTTTTAGTAGTTTCAATTGGTTGATTTTGCTGTGTCGGAACTTGTTGAGGCGGAGCATAAAATGATTGTTGCGCTGGTGGTGGGGGCAATGGTTTTCCTTTTTTAACAGCGTTCAATCTAGCTCCTAATGAATCATTGTTTAACATATCTAATAATTACAAATCCAACCTATAAAATCATCAACTCCATTTTCTAATTCCATGTGTACGCTTACATGATATTGATCAAATCCTTCAGGAGAAATTTTATATGGATTGTTAGTCCATATTTTTTTACCTTCTTCCTCAATATAAGATTTTTTCTTAAAATAAGGTACAAATCCAGGTGTTACATAAGGTACTGCATGTCTTCCTGCCCATTTGTCATCATGTCTTCGAAGAACTTTAACCATTTCTTCTATATCATCAACATAAAAGCTATCAGTGCCAGGAATGTTTTTAAATCTTCGAGCTAATGTTTGAAATACTGTTGGTAACTCTCTAGCTCGTCCTTTTACTGTAGCTTTATTATAATGACCTATAATAGGATATACTGTTTCTCTAACTAACATTATTTTTTAACAACTTTATCCTTGGTATCTTCTTTTACTTCTTTTCCAATTTCCTGATCTTCTTTTTTAGGTTCTGTAACCTTAGCTTTAGCTTCTACAGTTATACCAGTTTTCTTTTCAGAAGACTCGTTTTCTTTTTTACCTTCTTCAGGCGCTTTAGTTTCGCCACCAGGGAATTTTGTTTCTGGGAAAGGAACCGATTTTTCTCTTTTTCCTCCTTCAGTATCTTTAGTTTTGATTTCGCCATATAATCCTGGTTTGAAATCATTAACTGATTTTAAATTAGTATCTAAATGATAACCTGGTTTGAATTCATGAGATGACATTTCAACTTTTACTTCTGTCTTACCTTTGTGATATTCTTTCTTAAGCCAGTCATAAGCCTTTTTACCTTCTTCAGGTATAATCATACCATTATCATCAGGTAAATTTCCTGCTTTCTCTTCTTCATTCAATTCCAAAGACTTAGTTAAATCTTCTTCATTTACTTTATCATAAAGTTTTCCTAAATATTCATGAATATTAAAACTTCCGGCTTTCATAATGCTAATATTTTATTTTATATATCTTAAACTTAAATCGACTAATTCTCTTGCTTTATGACGACAAGTCCCATATGACGCATTATATCCATCTGCCTGTAATTTTTCGGCTAATGCATCTATTTTTCTTTCATATTCGGTTTCGTCATTTAACATTTTAGCTATCTTTGCTTTTGTTTTTTTATCATTGAGAAAATCAGTTACTAAACCCATTAATTTATGACCCATTTCATCATCACCTCTATATAAAGCTTTCCATCTGGGTTGAACACCATCTATTTGATAACTTAATTTAGGGTTTCCTGAGCCATATCCATATCCCATATCATTTGATTGCCCGCCATTGAATAGAATATCTTCAGGCTTTACCATATCCTCCTTTTTTAAAAAGTTCTTTTTCAAAATAGATTCATATGGAGCTATTTGATCATTAATTTCTTTATTGATCTCCTCCTTGGATTTAGGCTTTAATGTATCTTCTATGGATTCTCTAACTAACTTCATAACTTAATATACAGTTGATGCTGTCCAATATTTTCCCATTTTATTGTACCCGGCGTATTTGACAAAATCATCAAATTCGTCTTTGGACATGTCTAATAAATCCTTTTTCAAATCGTCGCGAATTTCTGCATCAAATTGTTGAAGTATTTCATTGATAAGATCTATTTTATTTAATATGTGCTGGCTTTCAAAGACAAATTTTGCGCGCATATAAACTATTAATTTATTTATATATCACGCAAAAAAAGCCCGCACTTAGGCTGCTGGCAAGTCTCTAAATTATATTATATTTTTTCTTATACATTCCATTACGAGAACCTGAAACAAGATAACCATGGTTTTTCATACCATTATTGACGCTAATTTTTTGTCGGGTTTCTATTGAGCGACTTATTCCTTTATTTTTAGACTTTCCCTTTTCAGAGTTACTAATTTTTGTTTTTGTTTCTTCAGAATGTATTCGTCCTTTCATTGGAGATTGTCTTCCTCTTTTTGACCCCCCTTTACCTCCAATGTTAATATTATAGCATAATGGATTTGTTATTATATCTTCGATAACAAATTGTTTTTCAAAATTTAAGGCATCGTCAAAAGAATCAAAAAATTGGATGATTTCTCTTTTAAAATTTTCACGGCCATATTTTTTGATAGCCTTTAATAATAATTTTCCTGACCCTAGATAATTATCGTTATCTTTGTCCGAAGAATGAACACCATAATAAAATTTTTCATTTATGATGTTTGTAGTTTTATAAAAATAATTAAATTTTTTCATAATAAAAAAGCCGGCACTAAGGCTGCCGGCAAGTCTCCTGAAAGCGGGTGCTTCTTAAGCAGCCATTTTCATTTCATTAAACTGTTCGCCGTTTATTGCGTTCATTGAGACGTTCATTATTTCCCTCAGTATGCAATCAAAGCCAAGTCACCCCCGTTTGGAATTGATTAAGGGTTCAATTCCGAAAACCCAGGGCTAACCGGTTGTCCAGAAACTGGACGATGGTCAGGATTCCACCACCAATTTAAGAATGAGTAAATTGGAACTCGTTTAGCGACTTGTTTCGCTGTGGAGGTGGCGGGATTCGAACCCGCGTCTTACATACCTACTCTATAACTAGCTCCGAGGAGCGTTCTCAATATCTTGAGTTTCTTTTACTTCATTTGTTTTTGGGCCCTTAGTAACCATAACTATAAGAGCTATGATTGCTAGTACGTCAAGAACAATCGATATGCCTCTGACACTATCAACATCACCACCAGATGCTCCTACTCCCATACCCATAAAGAGCCCAATTAATAATGCAAGTGCCATTGGAACTAAAGCCCACCATCTCCAACCTTTTTTCCAGGCGAAGATAGTTAAAATGATTTCTGCAATTAATAACATGTACTTTGATTTAAGAATTACAAATATAACTATTATATGTCAAAAATGAAAATAAGATCTGTTAAAATTCTGTTAAATAAAATTGAAATAATCTTCGTACTTCATCATCACTTCTTCATATGTTAGACCATAATCATCTAGAGTTCCTGGTTCTTCAACAAATTCTTCCTTTTCATAGTCATAAATGCAAAGTCCATATGGTCCAAAATCAAATTTAATTAAAAATAATAACACATATTGATAACCGTATCCTGGATCTCTCATCCAAGCTTTAACTACAAAAGGTTCAAATCCTTCTCTTGCTTCTTTAAATCCAGCGTATTGATTTCCAAATTCTTTTTCTATTTCTTCTTTAGATTTTGGACGTAAAACAGGATTTGGATTTCGTATGCTTTCATTTGTTTTTCCTAAGAATTTTCTTTTGTTATCACCAAGATATGGAAATTTTTCATGGACTCTTTTTACATAATCTTTAAATTCTTTTTTATCCATGAAATCTCTCATGTTGTTTAAGAAGTCTTTTAAACTATAATAATTATAGTTAGCTAGCATACTTCCAACACCACCAGCCATATCAATTAAAGATAATACTACATCATGGGTCATTGTGTCAGCGTCACTTTGTAACATTTTTGGATTTTCTTTTACAAAATCCCAATAATTTTTTTTCTTAGGAATTTTCCAATCATAAAGTCCACTCTGTTCATAATGAGGTGATCTAGATTCCTCTCTGTCAACTTTATTTAAATCAAGATTATCGTCAAACCCTTCTAGTAAATTTTTTATTTGTTGTGATAAATCTTCTTCAGTTCTAACATGTAGTGTTAGATCATATGTTGAATCAGATAAATTGTCTGTTCTGTCTTGATAGTTCTTATAAGCGAAATACCTCTCAAGAGGCATTAATCTCTTAATTACCTCTTGGAGATATTGATAGGATTTTTTAAAACCTAAATTGTATGATTCATTTACTAAACGCGCACGCATTTACTTTTTCTTTCTTTGTTCCCACCAGGCTTTAATAACTTTGTCAGCACCAAAGAATTTCCAGAAAATCCAATAAACTAATAGGATAAATCCCCATAATCCCACGAGACCTGCTGCTGGAGATCCAAGATCATCTAATTTGCCATATGCAAATAGTACAATTAATACGTTTACAATTTGAATCCAAGATTTCTTGATCCATGGCCAAGCTGTATTTAAAAACCATTTTTTAATCTTTTCCCATATTGATAGGGCAAAAGCTTTAATTTTTTCCCAAAGTTTTTTCATAATTTTTATGATTTTATTTTATTTATTCAAATATTTTTATTATGTTTGCATACACACTTAAATTTTAACGACATGAAACAATCACAAGAAAGATGCCTACAAACGTTAACAGCTATCTACGATGATTGCATGAAAAATGGTTCAATTACTAATGTGACCCTTTATGCAAAAACCTATGGTTCCAATCCAAGTACTGGAACAGTTTTGAATCAACTTGAATATCTGAAAAAATCCGGAGCCGGAAGAAACTCTAGCTACACATGGCATGGAAGAAAGCCTGACCAGCAAATGGTTATCGAAGTTTGCGATGCTTTAAATAAGTATAATCAGAGATGGAGAACTACTCCTTCTGAACCTTCGCGAAATCTCATTCCTGCCACTGATTACAAAGAGAAGGTTAAAACCGAAATCACTGCTGAGATGAGAGAACAAATGGAAGACGAAATATTAAACAAACTGATTCAGGCTTCCAATGCAACCAGTTTCTTCGGCATAAACTTGCTAAGTCTTCCTCCAAAGAAAATCAAAGAGTTCATTCACAAGTATGAAATAAAAGGGGCTTAAGCCCCTTTTTCTTTTTTCTCTCTAGTTATTATCAGTGTGACTAATAACGCAACTATGATTACAGCCACAGGCCATAATTGAGTTAATAATTCCATTGCTGTTTCCATTCTTAAAATATTATAATTGAACAAAATTTTTAAGTTTAGTCATTGAAGCTCTATATGTATCTGATGATGAGTTAAAGGTGTTTCCTAAATAGGCTGTAGAACCATCAGTAAGTAAATTTTGCCCTTGACCATCATGGTCTATAGCCCATAAATAAGTACCAGCTACAGTGTTCCATTGTAATGGGTTCATTAGAACTGGTCCCTTTGTACTTAATGACCATGTTTCAGTATTAGGATCGAAATCTAATAAGCAGTGTTGTCTATTTCCATTTCCTACCCCAGCTGAATAGTGGGTTCTTCACCTCCAAAAGAAACAAGCTTATTAGAAAATCTTAACAATTTTCCATTATGTCGTAATAATCCCATAAATAGTTTTTATTTTGCTGGTGGAGTTTCTTCAGTTGCTGTTTCTTCTCCTCCTAATTCGCCACCTTCTTCTTCTCCACCTAATCCGCCAAGTTCTTCAGTACCTCCAAGACCACCAAGTTCTCCTGCTCCGGCTTCAGTACCACCTAAACCACCAAATTCGCCTCCTCCTAATCCTCCAGCACCACCAAATCCACCTGCACCACCTTCCATTCCACCACCTCCAGCAGCAGCTCCTCTAACAGCAGCTATACGTGCATATGCGGCAGCAAGTTTACGTATTTCTTCTCTACGTTCTTTCTTATACTTATCATTGAGTTTAATATCCATGTCTGTCATAGTCATGTATTTCTCAACTAAGAACTTAGGATCGAAATAGTTTTCTTCTCCTGGTGTTCCATCAGGATTTACAGTTGGTTGTTTAATGTTCATAAGAGTTGTGACTGTATTGGCAGCTTTTTCTGCAAGGTCTCTTTCCTTAGCTTCTGCAAATAAGTTTTCATCAACATAATCAAGACCAACAGCAGCTCTTAATGATTCATCTTTTGAAAATTCAGGATGTTTTAAACAAAATTGTAACCATGCTGGTTTTAAAACAATTTCTTGGAAAATAGATCGTATTCTTGTGATAAAGTTTTCGAATCTTAATTCTTCTCTTGCAATACCTTCAGCATTGGCACTCCAGGTGCCTACTGGGCCGTTTGCAGGATCATTTGAGAAACGAGATGATGGAACCTTTGTCTCAATAATAAATCTTTGCCAGAAGTACTTTAATGCATCGATATTTGAAAGGTCGTAACCTGCTGGTTGAAAACCATCAATTTCAGTTTGTGCTCCATCACGTGAAGGAATAACAAATGTTTTAGCAAATGGAAACTGAACTTGACCATTGTAATTAACTTCTCCTGATTGATCATCAATTGAAAGTTCTTCTTTATACATACCGCGAAGTTCAGAAAGTCTTGTACGTGCTTTTGCTTCTGATTGTGTTCCAATAGGAACAACAATTTTAACACGCATCTGAGCATTCCATACGTTCCAAATGATGCGTGAATTTTCAAGGGTTCTTAGCATATTGAATGAACGAACTAAACGTTCAACATATGAAAGTCTTGAAATGAAATTACCGCGTGCCCATGAAACATAAATTAAGTTAGCATCTACTAATTCTCTTTGTCGTTGTGAATCACCACGATATTGGATCCAAACTCGATATTCTTTTCCGTCTGTATCTTTACGAATTTCAGGTTCAAGAGATACAGGGTCGAGTTCTTTGAAACCAATAACATTCTTTGCATCATCGGTTCCTTCACCATCATAAATGATTTCAAATGCTAAGAAACCATCAATTAAGAACTTTTTACAATAGTGCCATGCATCATGTCCTTTATTGAAACCAAATGCAAAATATATTTTCTTAAAAGATTCATTTAAATCGTCAATGATTTCTTTTGCTTTTTCCTGTTTTAAAACAGATTTTAATTCTCTTGTTGCTGGATAAGCAAAATAATTTTGATCATCGAAAATGACTGTTTCATCAGAGATAACTTCTAGAACATGTTCGATTTCGCCGTTCATAGCAAATTTACGTAAAAAATCCCTACGAGTAGGGTACTCTTTATCATAAAAAGCGATGAATTCTTTTTGACCAACATCGAGCCCCATGTATTGACCCTGTTGATAATAGAGGCCATACATAGAGTCCATTTGCGCTTCAGCTATACCGATAGATTTTGATTGTTGAAGCAGTTCGTGATCCCATTTCATCCCTAAGGATGCAAGGTAACGAATATTACGTTGGATTCTTGAAACTAAACCAGCTCCCTTGTTATCTAATCCTCGAAGAGTGAATCCACTCATAACTTTAATTTTATTTTATATATTTTAAATCCTTTATCTTAAATGAGTTTTTCTATGTCTATCTATAACCCAAGGTGCTATGTCTTTTCCACAGTATTCACATTTAATCTTTTTAACATTTTTTCCTGCTTTGCTTAATTTGTTTTTTACTTCTTCAGATGGATGAAATCCTTTTAAAGTATCTGATATTTTATTCTTTGTTTCTTCATCTCTATGTTTTCCAAAATAATGATGTTTCTCTTTAGCTGTAAGTCCTTTTCGACTATTTGATATTTTTTCTAATGTTTCTTTTTTATGACGTTTACCCCAAAATGGATGTTTATCTCCAATTCTTTTTTTAGAAGCATCACTCAATTTTCTTTTAGTCTCATTAGATCTTTTCTTTCCTTTATTTGCCTCGCTTATTCTTTGTCTTGTTAACGGACCATGTGATGATCCTAAATATCCCCAGCCACCGGCATCGCTAACGTTATATCCATTGGGCACTAATGTATTATATTTTATAATGTAATCGGCTTCAAGTTTTCTTGCTTCTAATATATTATCACATTCTTGAAGTATTTTTCGTTGGAAATTTTGTTTACCATATTTTTGAATAGCTTTTAAAAAAACTCTTCCACTACCAATATAATCATCATTCAAATTATTAGTAGCATGAGAACCTATATATTGCTTTCCATTAATGATGTTAGTCGTAACATAAACAAAACTAAAATGCTTCATGGCAGGTTTTAGTTTATATATCACACTAAAAAAGGAGATAAATCTCCTTTGGTAAATCCCGCCATGAGCTATATACTTTTTCTTTATATATTTATATTGGTTTAGTGGAACTTAGTTTTTCTGAATATATAAAATAAATTCTCTATAAATGGCTTTAATTGCTGAATCTCTTATTGATTTTAAATTATTTGAAAATATAGAAGAAGCAAAAAGAATATTTGCAGAAAATGATGTGTCTACAAATGATCCTCTTTATATTGAATTTTTTAATTTATTAAAAGATGATCCGGAAAATTATGCTGGAAAATTTGCTAAATGGATGATAGAAGATCCTGAAAAGTTTGATGAATTAAAATTTTATTATGAAAAACAAAAGAAAAAAGGATATAATATTCCGGTTAATTCCTTTCAAAATTTAGATACCTATATAAGAAATGTTAGAGTTCCTGAATTAAAACAGGATCAACCCATAGATAAAAACATTGTTTCAGAAACCCCTCCAAAACCAATAAAATCTGAAATGAAACCAGTTGCCCAAAAAATAGAAAAAATTAATAAAGAAAGTCAAAAAGCCGAAGATCGAGATGAAGATGACATTAAAACTACTAAAAATGAAAAAACGACAAAAAAATTGATGCCATTAAAAACAGGATATGAATGTCTGCCCGAAATTTATAATACCGAGGCCATGACAATCCCAGGTCAAGGACTTTACATATGGGCATATAAAGATGATTTAATAAGAGATGATTGCCCTTTAAAATTTGGCGAATATGGATCGAAAGCAAATATTCCAAAAACACCGCTAGACACAATTAGCGGGTATCGTGCGGGGCAGTTTAAAACAGTCGTTATTTTGTATGCTGTTAAATTTACGGATGAATTAATTACAAAATTCGGAAAGGCAATTAAAGCTGAATATGAAGTTCAAGAGAAAATTAAAAAAAATAAAGGATTTAGAGTTGGAAAACATGAAATAGAAGATGCCGGAATAGTAAGTAGAGAAGTTTTTGGAGGAATTTCATTGGATAAATTAATTTCAGTTATAAATGACGTTTTATATGGAACTCCTAAATTGAAAAACTTTCCAATGCGAGAAGAGCAAAAACAAGCTTTTGAAAAAATTGTAAATTATTTTGAAGAAAATCCTCCATCTAAAAATAAACCAACCGAATTTTTATTAGCAGCTAAAATGAGATTTGGAAAAAACTTTACACTTCTCAATGTAGCAAAAGAAATGAAATTTAAAAATATTTTGGTATTAACCTATAAACCTCATGTATTTTCTTCTCTTAAGGATGATATAGAATCCCATGTTAATTTTGATGGATGGGATATTGTAGACTTTAAAAATAAAAGAGACTTTAATCAAGCAAAAGATACAACTAGAGTATTTATGTCTTCAGCACAATTAGCACAATATAAAAAGACTAAAGTAGAAGACGAAGAAAATGAACAATTTGAAGATTTATCAATAGACGAATTACGAGAAAATTTAAATAAACTTAAAAAAATACCTTGGGATTTAATAATTGCAGATGAATATCATTATGGTACTAATACTTTGAATTTCCATGAAATGTTAGACCAATTAAATTATAATTATATAGTTTATGTTTCAGGCACTGCAATGAAAGATATTGCCATGGGTAGATTTGAAGATGAACAAATTTATGAGTGGAGTTACATTGAAGAACAAAAACAAAAACGATTAGAAAAACAACTAACGAAAGAAGGTAAAGCTACATCTAAAGAACATTTATCTATGCCATCAATGCAAATGTATTTAATAGATATTGATGAACAAATAGTTGGAGAATTAATGCAGCATTTTAAACCCGAAGAAGGATTTACCATGGACAAATTAATAGGAACAGATTCATCTAAAAAACTTAAATGGCCAGGATTATTAGAACGACTATTAAAACAGATTATGGGAACAGGATCAGATCCCAGAATATCTCCATTTTCTATAAAAGATAATTTAAATCATACTCTTTGGGTCCTTCCAAAAAATACAGCAGGTATAAAACAGATGGCTGAAATTATGAAAAAAATGCCAGAGTTTGAAGGATTTGATATTATTCCAGCCACAGGAAATGTTGTAACAGATATAGATGAAGTAAAAGAGAGAATTAATAAAAGCGATAGAACAATTACTTTAACATGCTATAGATTTAAAGAGGGAACTTCTGTTCCAGAGTGGAATGGTGTATTAATGTTAGATGACGGAAAATCAATAGAAGAATATTTGCAAGCTATTTTTAGAGTACAAAATCCTAATCCAGAAGAAAATAAAGACGAGTGTTATGTGTTTGATTTTAATCCAACGAGAGCGCTAAAAATGACTTATGAAATATGCGAAAACACAGATAAATCAGGTAAGAAAAGTGCTGATGAGGTTATTAGGGAATATTTAGATTACGCTCCAATTTTAGATTATAGAAATAATCAATTTAAAAGAAAAGTCAAAGTAGATGAAATAATTGAAGCATTTCGAGTTCATGGATCCTTCTCTGAAAAATTTGCCAATAGAAAAAATTTTAATGTAGAAAAGATAGATGATGATATAATATTTTCCGTATGGAATTTAGGTAATCAAAAAAGAGGACAAGAATTTGATGTAAACGTTCAAAATGTAGAAAAGGGAAAAAATATTCATCAACAAAAAATAGCGGCTTCCAAAAAGCCTGAGAGTGTAGATCTAGGAGATGAAAAATTAAAAAAGAAAACAATAGATAAAATTTCAAATGTTTTAGCTGCTATTCCTTTATTTTTATTTGACAGCCAAACAAATGAAAAAACAGTAGATCAAATTATTTATACGGATGAGCCAGAATTATTTAAAGAAATAACAGGAATAGATGTAGACACATTTAAAATGTGGAATGATAAGAAATTAATAAATACAGTTTTATTAAATAGAAACATATTTAATTTTTTACAAGCCGAACAGAAAGTTTTAGAAAATGCTACATTAGAATCCGTAGATAATTTTGTTAAACAACACTTTTCGATACGTGCTGAAGAAGGAAGCACACCAGCAAAACTTGTCAATGAAATGTTAGATAAGTTACCAAATGATGTATGGATCGATCCAAATAAAAAATTCTGTGATCCGTGTATGGGTACTGGAAAATATATTTTAGGAATTAAAGAAAGATTAATGGAAGGTCTTAAAACAAAAATTCCCAATGAGAAGGAAAGAGAAAAACATATAGTGGAAGAAATGTTATGGGGAGTTGATATTGCCAAGGGTAAAACTTCTATAGCAAAACGTCTTATAAATAATAGTGATAAAGATAATCCATATAAAGATAATTTATTAACTAAGGATAGTTTAAATTTAGATTGGAATAAAATGCCGAAATTTGATGTTGTTGTAGGAAACCCGCCATTCCAGGAAGAAAAAATAAAAAAGGGGGGATTTAGTTTAACTAATTCGGGAAAGGCTATTTGGCCCGATTTTGTAATTTTAAGCTTTAATATAATAAAAAGAGATGGATTCGTTGCATTTGTAACTCCTGATTCATGGAGAATAGGAATTCAAAATCGTTCTAAAAAAGAAGTTCAGGATTTAATTTGGAATAATAATATAATTGAAACAAATTCAGCTAATAAATTTTTTGATGTAGGAGGAAATGTTAATATCGATTATTGGATAGTGTCTCCAAATAAGGATATTCCAGGATTGAATATCGATCCAATTTTTAAAAAATTTAAATTTCTTCCACATTCTAAAAATAAAAAAATTAAACAATTTTATGAAGATATAATTGAACAAAAAAATAATTTTGAATTATCAATACGTTCTAATTTTCATTATAAATTTGATGAAATAAGACAAAATGAAAAAGGAGATAATAAACATCCATATCCTCATGTAAATACTATTCCTCAACACATGAAAAATTTATATGATTGGTATGATAAAAAAACAGAATCATTTGACGATCCTAAAGTCATTACATCTGTATCTGTTTCAAAAAAAATGAATTCTTTCTTTGACCCAGGAAAAAAGGGAACCGGCCATGGAGCAGTAGCCTTTCCTGTTAAAGATGAAAAAGAAGGAAATAAATTAGTTAAATTTTTAAATAATAGTAAAATCATTAAAGAAATTGAAAAAGAAACGCAAAATGAAAAAGGATTTACTCAATTTCCATTAAATTTATTTAAATTTATTCCAAAATCTTGGGTTGAACGTTTTAATAATGGAGAAGATTTATGATAGAACATAAACGTAAAGCCCGTCGCAAACAAACAGCTGAGGATTTCACCCCAATCCCATTAGTTAATGAAATGTTAGATAAACTCCCAAAAGAAGTGTTCTCTGACCCATCTAAAATGTTTTGTGATAACTCTGCTGGCAATG